ACAAACAAATGATAGAGATGTAATCCCGGTTAATACTTATGTACTAAATCTGATGGTATCAGGAACAGGTAAGGGGCACTCTACCAATATTTTAGAACGTGAATTCGTAGCCTATTTCAAAAAAGAATTTCTGAATACTATATTCCCCAGAAAAGCAGAAGAAAATATTCAAACTTTAGCTCAAGAGAGAGCACAGGCACGTATTAATATTGGTCAAAGTATTCTGCCGTTAAATGAAGAATACGAGATTCAACTTGATAAATTTCAAAGACATTTTGATCGTTTAGGAGAACTAGCTTTCAGTTTTGACAGTGGAACTTCTCCAGCTGTTAAACAGATGCGGGAAAAACTATTACTAGCTTCTGCAGGTTCTATGAATTTAGAACTAGATGAAGTTGGATCAAATTTATCTGCTAATGTAGATGTACTAAATACATTTCTAGAACTTTATGATGTAGGTTTGGTAAAACAAAAACTCATTAAAAATACAGTAGAGAACATTAGATCAGAAGAGTTACCAGGAAATACTCCCACCAATTTAATGATGTTTGGGACGCCTACCAAATTATTAGATGGTGGAAGAATAGAAGATGAGTTTAAACAATTTCTAGAAACTGGATATGCTAGACGATTACTGTTTGGTTACACAACAGATAGTCACAGGACTAAATATGCGTCTGCACAAGAACGATATCAACAGATGGTAGATATTACCTTAGCTAGAGATATGACAGCAATCCAGCAAACATTCACCAATTTTGCTAAAAGACCATTTAACCCAGTATTACAGATATCAGAAGCTAATTCCGTGTATCTTATTGAATATCAAATGAAATGTGAGGAATTAGCTGATGATATGAAAGATCATATGAGTATTCATAAAGCTGAAATGATCCACAGATATTACAAGGCTATTAAGCTAGCTGGAGCTTATGCATTTGCAGATAATTCTACTGAAATTACCCAAGATCACTTAGATTATGCAATCAGCGTAGTTGAGGACTCAGGGGAGGCATTTCACACATTAATGCGTAAACAGGGCCCTTACGAGCGTCTAGCGCACTATTTAGCAGATTGTGATAATGAGGTAACTCACCATGAGTTGATGGAAGAACTGCCATTCTACAAAGGCTCAGAAGCTCAAAGAAAAGATTTAATGACTTTAGCCATGTCTTTTGGGTATAGGAACAACATTATCATTAAAAAACGAGTATTAGATGATATCGAATTTTTCTTAGGTGAAACTCTTATGGAAACTGATTTAAGCAGTCTAACAGTAGCAATTAGCCAAGATATTGCATATAACTTTAAAATTCCAGATATAAAACCTCCATTTGATCTATTACACAAATTAACTACAACACCCGGGTATCATTATACCGCTCATGGGTTTGTTAATGGTCATCGTAAAAGTGAGAATGTTATTCCAGGATTTGATTTACTTATTCTGGATTGCGATGGAGATGCACCTATATCTATGGTTAAAAACTTATTAGAAGGTTACAAATTTCTGATATCTACCACTAAGAGACATACTGCAAGTATTAATCGATTTAGACTTATTCTCCCTATATCACACAGAATTAAACTAACAACTGGTGACTATTCTCGATTTATGGAGAATGTATTTGAATGGTTGCCATTTCCTGTAGATGAAGCTGCTAAGGATATTGCCAGAAAATGGGAATCATATGCAGGACACTATGAATATAACGATGGAGCAGTCATAGATGCGACTATGTTCATCCCAGAAACTAAACGATCTGACGAAACAAAAGCACAAATTAGTGCTGCTGGCGTAGGAAATATTGAACGATGGTTCAGGGCCCATACAGCTAAAGGTAACAGAGCTAATCATTTGTATAGATATGGGATGGTGCTGATAGATGCTGATATGGCATTAGGTGATATAGTAGAAAAACTTGAATCATTTAACAATTCATTAGATACACCTTTGCCTGAAGATCAATTTAGAAATAGTACTGTTAAATCAATTAGCAAAGAATTTCAAAAACGAAGTACGGCGTAGTTCAGTGGAATGAAATTGAGTACAGCATAGTAGCATTGAGTTCAGTATAGTGAAGTACAGTCCGGTAAAACTCAACAAGGCGCAGTAGAATTAAATTGCGTATATTGCAGCGGAATTTAACCCGTTAAAGTTTAATATCATAAAATTTAATCTAGCATAGTATCTCAAGGATTACTCCCCTCTAAAAAATATTTGTAATACCTGAGTATGGCTTAGTTCGATTTAGTCAAACTAGACTCGATCCAGTTTAGTGGAATTCAGTAACATACAGTAGAATACCGCATCGTAATTTCCCCTAATAAACTTATATAAACTTAGTAAGACCTAGTAAAGTTCAGTGGAATTAAGTGTAATTGCGTAAAATAGAATAAAATACCACAAGGATTTATTTACCCTAACAAATTTATTAAACTTTACTGCGGTGACTTAGAGTCTAGTAACGTTTAGTGAAGTGAGACGGAATGAAATGGAGTTTAGTTGAATAACATATCACATCGTAATGATTTACCCCTAACAAATACTTAGGCCTAGCCCAGTAACATTATGTAATGTTTCTTATAACATGATGCAATGTAATAAAATCTCATATCTCAAGGATTTACTTACCCCTAACAAATTTAACTCGGTAGCGTAGAGTTCAGTGTAGCGTAATTGAGTTAAGTGCAGTGCAATTTAGTTCAGTTAAATAAAACTCAGTATCACATCGCATCGCAATCTTTTCCCCCTAACAAATTCTAATAATCGGGCGGAACCCGGTACAGTGACATTAGATGAAGTAATGCATCGCAGTTTGTTTTACCTCGGCGCAGTTGCGTGGAACCGAGTTTAGTATAGTAATGTGGAATTCAGTATCACATAGTAAAATGTAGTTCAATAGCACAAGGTAACATAACTTTAACTTTAAAAAAGGAGTAGTAAAATGTTTGTAACAGCAACGTGTCATCTATCAAGTGCAAGTGTTTATAGTCAATCAAGACCGTATCAAGTAGAAAAGAAGCCTCGAGAAACTCCAGCAGATTATGAAAAAAGAACATGGAAAGAACGAATGCATCTTAGTGAAAAGAATCCTGGAAAAATTGTAATTCCAGCAATGCAATTTAAAAATAGCCTAGCAGAATGTGCAAAGTATATGTCTCAACAAATTCCAGGTAAAGGAAAAGCAACGTATACCAAGCATTTTGAAGCCGGTGTTATAATTATGGATTCTATGGAATTAGACATTAAGGCAGATGATGTTAACGGTGAAACTGTATTTGTTCCTTCTAGTGGAAAACGAGGGGATGGTAATAGAGTTTACAAAACTTTTCCAAAAATACCTAGTTGGTCAGGAGTTATAGCATTTACAATTTTTGATCACACCATTACAGAAGAAGTATTTAAAACACATCTTGGGCAAGCCGGTCAATTTATTGGTATCGGTAGATGGCGACCTCGTAACAATGGAATGTACGGACGATTTACAGTTGATAAAGTTGACTGGAAAGAAAGTGAAGTAGTTAAAGCAGCTTAGTCAAGCATCATAGGTTTGAGTAGAGTAGCGTACAGTGCCGCATCTCAATGAAGTAACTAAAACGTCCTAGTAGCGCTTAGTATAGTGCCTTAGAATGTAGTTAAATCAAGTAACGTAGCATGATTCAGTGGAGTACTGTGTAGTGTAGCATAGTGCGGTAAAATGAAATAACACAACGCAATTAAATTTTATAAGGAAAGGAATAATATGACCAATCCAACAGTAAATGAAAAAAGAGAACCTTTTTGTCGAGCAATAGAGACTACAGGTTTGATGAAAGATTTAGAACATTTAAGAGATGGTGAACTTGCAGAGTATCCAGATTTATCTAAAACAGCGATGGGAAATTGTGCACCAGGGGGCATTAAGTATGGTTTTCTTAAATCTGCCCGAGATATTTTATTTAAAAATAAAGGAATAGAATTTAAAGCAATTCCTAATGTTGGTCTACAACGTATGACAGACGAAGATAAAATGGAAAAAAGCCAAAAAACTTTGCCTTCATATCAAAGAAAAGTAAAGAAAGATATGCATAGACTTACTTCAATTGAGTACGATAAATTATCAGCAAGTAAACAATTGGAATGGAATATACAAATGACAGCTACTAATGTTCTTAAAACTGTTAGTTCAGGTGATGGAATAAATATAATTACTAAGGAAATAGCTAGTAATAGCAATCCTGATAGATTAGCACTAGAAGCGACTCTTAAACTATTTATCTAACATGGCCCAGTCCGATGGAGTCCGGTGCAGTAAGACAGCACTCAGCATGATAAAATATGGCAACGCTTTAAATAAAGGAAACTATTATGAAAATAGGATTATCAGATAAAGATCAAACACAAGTGAAAGATGCTTTCTCTTCATTATGGGAAGTATGCGGAAACATGTGGGATAATATATTTGATGATACATCTGAAGAAAAAATTAAAGAACTTGAAAAAGAAGTTTGGGACCTAGAAGAAGAGATTGAACAATTAAAAGGAGAGCGAAAAAAATATGAATAATAATCATCTAGTACTAGTCTCAGGAAAATCTAGTTCAGGTAAAAGCGCTAGCTTACTAGATATGGATAAACCTGAAGGCGTTATGTATTTGAATTGTGAAAATGGTAAGAAGTTACCATTTAAAAGTAAATTCAAAGAATTAACTGTTACTGATCCAGATCAGGTATACCAAGCATTCAGTGAAGCTGAAAAAATGAAAGACGTGCATACTATAGTTATTGATAGTCTTACGTATCTAATGGATATGTATGAAAGTACTAAAGTACTGAATTCAACGAATACTATGCAGGCATGGGGGCAGTATGCACAATATATGAAATTACTAATGTCTCAGATAGTGGCTAAATCTACCAAGAATGTAGTATTTCTAGCACATACCTCAGATGTTCTTAATGAGGCTGAGATGGTAAATGAAACCATGGTTAAAGTTAAAGGCTCTCTAATGAATCAAGGTATTGAGAGCTTCTTTACTTGTGTCATATCTACTAAAAAAGTAGCTATGGCTAAATTAGAAGATAAGATTGCTAAATCTCCACTATTTAAAGCCACCCAAGACGATAAAGATAACGGATTCAAATACGTATTTCAAACTAGGTTAACTAAAGAAACAGTTAATGAAAGAATTCGTAGCCCCATGGGAATGTGGCCTAGAAACGAAACTTATATCGATAATAACTTGCAAAACGTTATTAACCGACTTCATGAGTATTATAAATAAGTGATATAATAACGTGGTGGTACAGCAGTATTAGAGCCACGTTAATCCATCTACTGCGGGATAGGCTATATGCCATAGGGTCTCCTCCCTTATAGTACCTGTCCTAACTGAAGAGTTATAAACTACTAGTCCTCTCCTCCTGGGAGAGGCATCCTATTTTTAATCATCTAAATAAGGGGTTATATGAGCCACGAAGGTAATGACAAAATTATAGATAATGAACGGGATAATAGAATAGACCTATCTAAAAAAATGGTATTTGCAGCAACAGAAATGGGAATTGAAGTTGTACAGGAAATTGCTGCTGAGACTTTAAAACGAAAACCAGGTATGTCTGTTAAAGAATTTACAAAAGTATTAGATCAGTATATTGAAAAACAGAGGGAACTGGTAAACAACTCCACAAGTATATAATTGTGATTTATTAACACTCAATCTATGAAAGGAAACAAATTATGAGTGAATGGGAACTCCCTAAAAATGTAGAAACACAGTCTATTGAACGAGTAGGCGGTGGGTTTGCATGGGAATCTGGTGTATACGATGCTACCGTGAAAATGGTGTATCTAAATCAGTCTGCATCTGAAGCAGTGAGCTTCAATGTTATTCTGGAAAAGAGTGGCGGAAACTTCTCTGAGCTTAGAGAAAATTTCTGGATTAAATCCGGTAAAGCTAAGGGTAATAAAACTTATTACACTAAGGATGGTAAAGACTATCCGCTTCCTGGATATTCAATTGCAAATTCTATGTGTGTAGCTGTTACAGGCGAAAGCTTAGCTAAATGTATGGAATCGGCAGAAAAGAAGACCATTAACATATGGAATTCTGAATTAAAGAAGGAGGCACCTACAGAACGCCCAGTAATAATGAGCTTAGTAGGTAAACCTGTTAAAGTAGCAGTTCATCAAGTTATTGAAGATAAGACTGCTAAGAATGACAAGGGTGAGTATGTACCGACTGGTGCATCTCGTACTTTAAATCAATGTAAGTTCTTTGGTAATGCCGAAGGCAAGACCGCTGAAGAAATTACTAATAATGAATCTCCTGCTAGATTTGATAAATGGGCCCAGAAGAATACAGGCGCAGTTATTGATAAATCTACCAATAAGAATGGTAGCAATTCTGCTGCTAGTATTATGGGTAGTGCTCCTGCAGATACGGGTTCATTATTCCAAACTGATCCACCAATTTAATGCTTATCGCAGGCATTGATCCGGGGGCTAATGGAGCAGTCGCTGTTCTGGATTCAGAGAATCCAGACAGTGTTGCTCTGTTAGATTTAAAGAAAAATAGTATTAAAGAGATTCATAATTTTATACGTGTACATCTTACTATCCAATGGGATGGATCTGTTTTATCTACTAAGCCTAAATATAAAATATGGGTAGAAGATATACATTCTATGTATGGTATGTCAGCAAAATCTAATTTTAGTTTTGGTAAGAATCTAGGAACAATTACAACTATTGCTGAATTAATTGCAGGTAAACTACCTAATACAGTTACTCCTAAGATATGGCAAAAATATATAGGCGTAACTGCTAAAGGTAAAGCTGTGAAAAAACAAGTAGCTAAGATAGCTCAGTACTTGTACCCACGAGCTCAACTACATGGTAAACGAGGAGGCTTACTTGATGGACGATCAGATGCTTTAATGATTGCCTATTATGGGCTACATAATAAGGAGAAAGGATGAAAATAGAAATCGATATAGATATTGAATCTATAGTAAAAGAAGCGCTTAAAAAACAGCAATCAGAAGATACTATTCCTATAGAAACTACTTCTACTAATAGTAGATCTAAATGGGAATATGGGCGTAAGAACGGAAGAAGACGTACTCCAGAAGAGATGGCTCTCCATGATCTAGAAAGAGAGAAAGGTCGTAGACTAACTCCTGAAGAGAAAGGCGAAGCTAAAGCTAAAGTTGAGATGGACGAGACAACTGAAAATACAATTAAAGAACAAGTGATTAAGAAAGCTCATATAGATAAGATAGTGGCTGAAGGAACAGCTGCAGCTTCTAAAGAACTAGCTGAAGAAGAACGTAGAGATCCTGATTCTGTAAATGGAAATGGGATAATGGAAAGAGAAGAAGATAAAAAAGAAGCTACAATTCCAAAAACAGAAAAGTTAGATACTAACTCCCTATTCTCATGAATTTAAAATCAATATGGGTTAATACGCAAAGCTTATTTTTTGCAAGCTTAACAATAGTAGGAACAGTCGTATTAATAATAGCTGGTATAGCTCTCCTACCAATAACTATTTTACTAATAGCGATATTTGTTCTATTTGTTATTTATAAGGTAGTTATTTCAGACGATGGACCTATCAATTAAACAATCCCTGGAACCAGGCAACAACCTCAAAACCAGTTGCGTTATTAGCCTCATCAAATAAATCATCAAATTGAAGCATATTAGGAGAGACATCTCCAGCCAGCCATGAAGCATTCACATTACCTAATGTAGGTATTCCAGTCGTGTATTGGATACCTGCAGATAGTGCTACTGAAGTAGGACTAGTTTGAACCAATTGCTTAGAAGCTCTCTGGTTTCGTAAGAAATACGAGAGAAATGAAGTAGCACCTACAGCATCAATTGCTTCTAATGCAGGCACTAAGGCTTCATCAAATAGTACAAATGCATTAAGAGCTTCATGCATTGCTTCCTTGAAACTCTGTCCCTTTACCTTCGTAGCATGCTCTATCATTACATACCTACCTAAAAAGTCTGTCAGCTGTACTATATGTCTAGATACCTGATACGGCTTACTAGATTTAGTTAAAAACAACCAATTTGCAGCAGTCCCTACCTTTTTAGGAATCCTATCTGTATAATTTTTATACTGGAATGATTCTAATCTCAGCATACGCCTCATACGATTAAAATACCCATCTGTTTGAGCATCATTAATATCTTCCACAATAAGTGAATTCAATCCTGCAGCACTCATTTTATGCAGTGTATTATTTTGTATTTGTGCATCGAGTCTCTGTATTTGTTTTGCTTCTGGACTATTATCAGATAAATTTTTAGATCTTTTTAATTGTTGTAATCGTGCACGTTCTTCATGAGCTGAGCGGTATTTTTTGTATTCACTTAACCCCTCTACAATTTTATAGAAAGTATATGATATTGGAATTTTCCTCATAGATAACTGGCTTATATTAGAAAATAAGTTACTAAATACTACTTGAGGCATACCAATAACAATACGATCTTTTCCGTAACCGACAATTTGTTTAATCATATAGTGAGCTAGTGCAGCTACGTATTTAGTTCTAGGATGCCCATCTAAACGTTTTAATTGAGATATATCAAATGATTTATACCCAAATACTTTATCAATAATGTCTTCTCTAATCATAAACTTACCATCTACCGCATATGATTGAATACGATCACGTACTGATTTAGGTAGTTTATAATACCGCTCAATGTATGCACCTTCAGGATCTAAAATATTTGTAAATTCTTTTGGATGTGATTCAAATAAATCTAACTGCTCATCAACTAAAATATCAATAGTCTCAAGATTATTTTCAAGACTAGCTTGTTTATCAATCAATGAAGAATTCATATGAGCAAATACATTCTGAATTTCCATATCTGGCTTTAATAGTTTTTTAGTAGTTTCATGGTCCATCATTACTCGATAATCAGTAATCCGACCAGTCTCATCCATTACAGGACGTAAGTTTAAAGAGTCGTCTTCTTGTAGAAAAGTGGCACTATTTGGGTCAGACTTTCTGTCTTCTGCATCTATAAATGCTTTTACTTTTTGTTTAATTAAAAAGAAATCAGGCTTGCCATTAACTTCATAAGCAGGATCTCTCATAAATATTTCAGTTAATGTAGTTCCCATATTGCGCTGATTAGTAGTAGATAGTATTCCGGATACATCTGTAACTTCAGGCATATGCCGACTAACATATAATGTATCGTAAGTTTGATTTGGATCTATCTTACCTAGTGGGTATGATTCATGATAACCAGCTCTTTTCATTTTTTCTGCATCAGCAGCTGTACCTACTTTTGTACTAGTTAGATTATCCACACGTTCAACGATATATCCTTTAACCATTTGAGTTGGGTTATCTCTAAATAAACCAATTTGCGAATCTTCCTTATATGCTAGATGACTATCTAACATATCAATAATCCCATTCTGTTTGCTATCTGCTACGAATTCATTATTAGCTAAATTCCTAACATCTCTGGCTTTTCTAGGATCTATATGTTTTAAAGATTCTAATGTTGCGTAAGCATCCAATAAACCAATTTGTTCTTCGTTTGGAGTCTTTAAGTACTTCGCAGCAATTGTGTGTGCATTCATATGTGCAGCAGTTAACTTAGTTTTTCCGGTAGCTATGTGGTAACCAAGCTCTTCAGCATATCTAATAGATGGACGAAACCCATCACTTTGGATTCTTTTTAATCTTCGTTTGATTGTTTTTTGTGCGTCATTAACAGAATCTTTACTGCTAATAAAATCTTTAATTTCTGCATGTGTGAATCCTGCAGTAAGGAGACTAGACAGATCTGTTTTAAATAACACATCCGTTAGTGCTTCTTTCAATTCTACAGACATGGAATGATTATCTTTTGGATCTACTGACTTCCAAATACTATCTATACCTTCTGCATTATCTCCATTAAACCATTGAATAGTAGATCTTTCAGTTTCTTGACGAGCCTTAGATATATTAACCTTAGCATGTAGTAACTGCTCAATCATCTCTTCAGATAATGCACCTCCACCAATTTCATTAGCTACACCACGTAAAGTTTTAGTTAAATTTTGAGTAGCAAACTTTCTTACCCGTTGAGCTGTTGCATTTTCACTTAATATATGAACAGATGCTCCAACAAATCCCTGAGCAACTGCTCCAATTCTAGTTTTAGCATCAGATTTTAGTATTTTACGTGCTTGTAATTTAGAGAAGTCTTTAATTTTTTGATCAGCTTCATCTAGAAAATCATATGTTTTACTTTGTAATTGCTGGACTTTACTCTGGTGCTTGCTTTGAATAGCTACCAGGTGTTCAGTTATTGCCAGCATTTGTTCAAAACCATTTTTATCAGATTCTTTAGAGACTGCTTTACCAAACATTCGTTTAAATGTATTAACAACCATCTCTACTGCACGGAGAAGTTTACCAATCCAGTCTTTACGTATTGCTGATGGTTGTGTTTTAAGATAGTTTATCATCTGCTTATTGGTTACAGCATATGCTAGAAATTCATGAAGTTTATGGGCTTCTTGTTTAGGATTATCAAATACATATTTATATTGTTGTTTAGCTGTAGCAATATCATTTGCAGAGGGTTTACCTATTCCTTCTGGTAAGAATACTCTCCACCCTTCACCTTTAAACTCAGGATTAGTTTTTAGATCTGCTTCTACTTGACGGTATAATGCAGCGATATTATCAGCAAGTAGTGGATTATCCTGTATTGCTTGCCAAGTCATAGCATGTACTAATTCATGTGTGTACACTTCTTGAGGAGACTGTCCACCAATAGATAGTGGCATCTGACGAGCAACAGATACTCTTATATGGTTACGTTTAGTTTCATAGGTGCCCTGGGTAATTCCATTAATTTGCTCAAGTGCGAATGAAAGATTAGAAGTTTCTGTAAGACCTCCACCCAATATACCTAATACATCTTCCAAAACAGAAGTGTGGTCATTCATTTCCTGTTTACTATTGTAGTAATTAACTGAGTACTCTTTTACTTTATTAAATAGATCTGTAATTGTATTAGTTGTGAGTCCAGATTCTAATACAGTTCTGGAATCACTTTTAGGTAAACTATCTAATGATCCGAAATCTTCCGGATCTAATGGGCCTAACCCTAACTGTTCTAATTGTTCTTCTGTTAGTTCATCAGTAGGTGTTGCTCTTAACTTTTTGTCTGCTTCTTCTTTAGCTTGTTCTTCCTCTTCATGTTTCTTCAGTGATTCTTCTAATTCTTTTGAATAATCATAGTCTAATGGACGTTGAATATTCCCTGACATTTCTTCCTGAATCATTTTATTTAAAGTATCTGTATCTGCATCTTCCTTTAACCAGCCTATTTCTTGTAAGAATACGACCATCTGATCACCACCATGTCCTGCATAGTGATGCCCTTCTTTTGTTTTTTTAGGAGTCTTGTGGACTACTGGGAATCCTCGTCCTAATCCTGAAGGAGCAGAGGCGTATCCTTCATATACAAGACCTAGATCTTCTGATTCATCCTGTAGAATGCCTCCTAGTTTAGCGATAACTGTAAGTAAACGATCTGTGTCTTTTATTTGGTGTATTTTACGTTTCTTTGGTTTGTAATGTTTACTCATCCATGTTTCTAAATTATCTTCTACTTTCTTCTTTATTCCATCTGTAACAGATTTAACAGCACCTGCTAATTCTTCAGTAGGCATATACATCTGGTATGCTTTGATCTTTCCTTTATATTTTGTTTTAATTGTTTCCTGTAGTTCCTCTCTAGCTTTTCTAACGTTAACTACAACTTCAGATATACTAGGCCTTTCTTTTTCTGGATCTGTTTGTTTGTACAACATATCGTGGGAACTTAATAAACTGTCCTTGTCTCTGTTTTTATTAACAAAAGCATTTTTAAATAAAAACGTATCTACTGCATCCTTTAACCCATTACTTTCAGCTATAGCCATAACTTCTTGTACTTGATCAAATGTTTGCTGTATAACACTATGTTCCATACCATATTTTAAATAATCCGAATTATAATCTTTAGCAGCTTCAACAAGTTGTGCTGGACTTCCCATGAATGCATCATGTAGTGCTAACATTTGAGGGTGTTTACCTAATGTTATAGTCAGTAGTACAGAATCCATGTTGATGATTTGCCGGATTAATGCACTTACTCCTGGAGCTACGAATTCTAATTTACTTGGATTACTAGTTTCATCTCCATCTTTAAAATTATGTGCAACTCTTTCAGGAGTATTTGCTTTACCCGTGTTTTCTCGTTTAGTAAGATCTATTCCACCTTCTATAATGCCATCTTTAATTTGAGATAGAGGTCCCACATATTGCGGGTAAACTTTCATTAACTCAGTAGTTTTATCAAGAATAAGATCGTCAATTTCTGTTTTAGTTAGTGAAAGCCTACTGCCTATAATTTCCCCGTCTTTGTCTTTAATTTTAAGTGCTTCTTCATAAGCTTTATTAAAATGGACCATAAACACTGCATGCAGTATTTCCCCCATTTGTACAACCGCATCTCTTGCTTGTTTAGTTTCGCCCAACATGCCTTTTAGAGCACCGTCAAATCTTGGAGCTATAACATCAGCTATTCCTTGGTTTATTACTTCTGTATTTAAGGCTAGTTTATAGATATTGTTTAGTTCATTTTTGTTATAAAGTTCTCTTTGTTTTTTAGTAAGACTATTTAATAAAAGTTCCTTTTCTTTATCTTCAAGTTTATCGACATTCTCTTTATTAAACTCTCCTTTAAAAATTTTAAGAAATTGATTTTTAGAAAAAATAGCTGGTTTAGTGCTATCTGGCATAAACCCACTAAATGTTTCTATATGATTAAAGAATGGTTCTACAACTTCTTTAAGATATTCTTTTTGTGAACGAGCAATTATTTTTCTAGCTTCTAAGTCTTTTAATAATTCTGGGCTGGGGTCGTTTATTTCATCATATTCTCGCTGCATTTGCCCTAATTGTTCTACTATCCCAGATGTAATATCCCCAGTTACATCATTAGCAATACGGTCAATACCTCCACCATACATATAGATAAGGAATGGGTATTTAACTACATCTCGTAGATCCCCATCTCTTAATGATGGGTATAGTGCTGTTAACGCTGTATTTCGATTTTTATATAATTGTTCAAATTTAGCTTGGTCATTTTTGTACCATAGTTTCTTATTTGATCGTCTTTCTTTAAAATCATCTGCTTTTTGAATACGTAATTGATACGCCCATGCAGTTGCTGAATCCTCAAACTTCTCCATAATTTCAACTAATGTTTCATATACATCCTGCTGATCTGTATTGTGTGTAGTACTTTCTCCAAAATAGACACCTACTTGATTAAATATTCTTTCTAAATTTGTACCAAACATTGGGAACTGTAGAACATTCATAGCCCAGCCATTAGAAATACCATCTATTTCCATGACTACATCTGATTCAAATGTACCGTCTTTTTTATATTTAGATAATCCAGTTAGTGCGTTTAGAATTGAAGTACCGTGGGCTACCTTATATTTTGCTTTAATTTTAGGAAGGACTTCAGCTAAAGCTGCAGCATGCTTCTTCTGTGTCTTTTCATCTTTAGCATTATCTAAAGCAGTTAATGCAGCTACAGCTTCTAAAATAATAGGATCAGCTGTTATTTTATCAAACTCGAGAGCACTACTTTTGTAGTCTTTTTTATCTACTTTAAATCCTAAGTTCTGAGCAATTGCTACTTTAAACATCCACAAATTCTTTTTATTGTATTTTGTGGGTCCCCAGGATTGTAATAAGAATCTAGTAACTTTACTATTTTGTGGATTAATACGGCCTTGCATTAAGAGACGATGTTGATTTTGTAGCTCGTATTTAAAATAAAATTTGTCTAAATCATTGTTCTTATCTGCTTCCAGTATTTCATCAATAGCAGTAGTCTTATCTAGATTCTGTGATTCTAAAGATTCTGCTCTCTGTTTCATCTCCGTATTAGAATCAAAAGCTTGATACCCTGCTAACTCATATAAAAGTTGCGTGTATCCGTTGTCAGCTAATTTACGGAAAACACTCATAGATTCTGCTTTACTCCATGGAGTATTTTGTAATGTTTTAAGTCTAAATTTAACTTTTGCAGGAATCTTAGTTAATACATTTTTAATAGTGTCAGAAACACTAGGAGGATCTTTCAGAGTTCTGTGATCTTCTGTATCTATATCAGATTTATTTATTTCATTAATATCATCTAGTGCTTTAGTTTCTTCAGGACTAAGATTTGGGGAGTTTTCATTAGTAACAATATGTTTGTATACTTCTGGCCCATTATTAAATCTACGTCCTTTTTCTTGAGCTTTATCAAAATTCCAAGTATGTTCTTCAACACTAAATATATGCCCTTTACCTTCATTATCTATTTCAGTCTCAGCTATCTGAACAGCTACTATACCCAGATCTACACCTAAGTTTTGGTAGTACAAATGTATACCTGCATCAGTAATGTCTGGATCTTTTTCTTTTAGATCCTTTTTAGACATTCTTAATATTTTTTGGACTTGTTTTCCTAAACGATTAACTGTTTGTGTGTAGTCTGCTCCAAGATCTTTTAATTGTTCACGATCATTATCTTTTAACTTTCCGTGTCCTCCATATAAGAAAACTTCTCTGTCATAACTACTTCTAAAAGTAACATTACTACCAGAGTTCTGTTTGGACCAAGTCATAGTACTTATCATCATTGCAAACAGTACTTGGTTGGGTAGTTCTTCTTTTCCAGTTCTCTCGTTCTTACGTCTTAAGATAGTTAATGGTCGTTTAATAGCATAAGGATCTACATGCTTCGGATCACTTTCTTCTCGGTATGGGTCAGCTATTTTCTCATAACGTTTTCTAAAATCTATAAAACGTTTAGCAAGAATTGCAGCTCCTTCGTCTGATAATTTTAATTCTTTAAGAGCATTTTCTAGTGCTGTTGAACTTGCAAAATCAGCATCAGTAAGAGTATTAATCCCTGGACTGGTTATATCTAAATCAATAAGATCTAAAAATCTCTTTCCAACAATACCTAATAACCTCTCTAAATTTTTAGCAAGATTTTTAGGATTTATTTTATTTTCAGTAATTACAGTTTTGTATGTTTCTGCGACTGCGGCAATAAAGTTTGTTAGAACTGTGCCTTTCCCAGTTTTAGATTCTACTTTAGGTTTTTCTACTAATACTATATAGCTGTCACCTTCAT